AGCGCTGCAGATCCTCGTCGGTCATGCCGGGGGCAGACGGCCCCAACGACTCGACGAGGTGAGATAGCCAGCTCTTGGCGGTGTTCAGGCCGACGAGCGATGACATCGATTACTCCTCAGCCGTGGCAGTGCTGCGCCGCTTAGGAACCTCGACCACCTCGGCGTACCCTGCATTGAGGAGATCCTTCGCCGTACGGTCATCGGTCTCGAACGTCTTCCCAGCGTCAACCGACAGGTCTTCGCCTTCCATGGAGCGCCCGACAATCTGCTGTTTCGCTTTGAGCTTTACTTTCTTTGCCATCATCCCTCCCCGCAGAGAAGGCGGGAGCCGCAGCCCCCGCCACAGTCATCAGACCCCGTCGTCCATCTTGAGCGACTTTATCGCCTCGCTGAGAACGATCTTGCCGTCAACCCGCTCGTAGGCGCGGAAGCCGATCTGACCGCTCCCCGCGTACAGCTCATTGAGCCGCTGCAGGACGCGATTGCCTCGGTCGGCGATGTAGTAGTAGCTCATGTCACCGAACGCCGCGACTGCCGCTTCTGCAGCAATCTCAGGAGCCGCAGCCGACGCGAACACCGGCCGCCCGAGAAGACGATCAGGCTCGCCAGCCTGGAGCCCCGGCTGCCAGATGTAGTCCTCCAGGGTAGAGGTCTTGAGCTTCCGGATCGCCTTGACCGTGCTGTCGGCCATCAGCCACGTTGCGTTCTGGCGGTAGGGCCGCTTGACGCTGTGGAAGAGGTCGATCAGCTCGTCCGCGGTGATGGCCGCCGCGCTGGAAGTGGTCTTCCCGACGGTCGCCGACGTGATGATTCCGGTGGGCTTGCCGGTGCCGTTACCGGCAACGAAAGCCGCTTCCTCACCGTCCCCCAGGCGCCGGCCGATCATCCGGGCGAGGTACGCTTCGAGGTTGAAGCTCGAGTCCTGCAGGAGCTCTTCCGAGACCTTGATCAGGTACTGGAGCTTGTGAGCCTCGAGGACCTTGCGGGTGAAGGTGTCTTCCGGATCGTCGTTGCCATCAAGCGACTCGACGTAGGTCCCCTCTTCACCGATCCAGATCGCGGTTCCCTCGCCGTCTTCAACCGGAATGTTCCGATCTCCGCCGGTCGTGATGACCGTGGCCACCTGCCGGATGATGTTCTGCTCCTGGAGCTTCTCGACGATCATCGTCTCGAACTCCTCGTAGGTGAGCGCGCCACCCTCAGCTGAAACACCGGCCTCGAGAGCGCGGATCTCCTCGGCGTTGAGAGCCGACTTCCCACGGCGGAGGTACTGCAGGAACGCCGAGCGGTAATCGGTCGACGGATTTTCAACTCGCTGCGGAGGAACCTCGAGCGGCTTGAGATCGGAGCCCCGCAGATCGACGCCGTCGAGCTTGTCGATCCGCTGGATCTGCTCGTCGATCATGTCCACGTCGGCCATGATTCGGTCGAACTTCTCACTCTCCTCCGCGGTGAGATTGCGGTTCTCTTCCTGCGCATCGTTCATCAGTGCGCGAGCCTTGAGCGCCAGTCCGTGGCGCTTTTCCATCAATTGCTTCTTGTTCATAGAAGCCCCCTTACTTTGAGGTGACGCTGCGCCATGTCCACTGTCGTCCGGCCCGCGTGGTCTTCTTCCGGCGCGGGTGGTTCGATCAGGTCCATGACCTGGTCGACATCGGCCCCGATCTCTGAGAGATAGGACCGAAGATCCGTATTCGTCGGCAGGTGGAAACCACGCGCCAATAGTTGCGTAGCTGGATATGCCGGGAACGTCACGGCGGAAACCTCGATGAGCTCCACCTCGTGAACCGACCGGGAGAGCTGGCCATCGATTAGATCCCAGGAGTCGGACACCACGCGAAACCCGAAGGACATTCCGTCCACGTCTCCACGTCGCACCAGCTCAAGGAGATCCCGGCCATAGCTGGTATCGCTGGGGTCAAGCTCCATCCGGAGGCCGTACTCGTCCTCCTTGAGTTTGAGCGTCCCATTCTTCGTCCGACCGAGCACGTAGGTGCTATCGTGGTTCAGGAGCGCCCTGACATCCGGCTTCTCCTGGAGTGTTTTCTTGAAAGCCCCCATCGTCAGCCGCTCCCGGAACCCACCGAGATCAACCGACCAGGAATCGAATACGGCGGCATAGCCGGAGAGCTTGCCATCCTCAGCGCGGATCTCGTGCATCCCGCTCCATCTGACTTCTGGTTTAAGTTTCATCTTTTTCGCCCTCCTGCGGAGATTTTCCGGCATCCACCATGTTTACCGGCTCCAAATACCGATCGCCCTGCGGCCCGATCTCTTCCATGTTCTCCAGCCGGCGAATATCGTTGACGCTCATGAATCCCCATTGCCTGGCGACCCCGAACGCCTCGTAGCGCTCCTGGAGAAGTGGACGCTGCAGAGCGGACGTATCAAACTCGACGTAGTAGGCATCGCGCTCTGACTCGCTCAGGAGCTGCTGGTTGATGGCCTGCTCGATGCGCACAAGCCACGGCTGGAGGCTGTACTGCAGAAACTCCTTGCCCTGAGCGCTCACGTTCTTGTCTGTTGCGCGCTCGAGCTCGTAGATCATGTGGGGCGGAACGCGAAACACTCGCGCAACCTCAGTCACCTGGAACTTGCGAGTCTCAATGAACTGCGCGTCGTCGTTCGAAGGAGTCACTTTCTCGTATTGGAGGCCGTGCTCAAGCAGTGCGGTCTTATGTCCCGCCTCCGGGCCTCTCCCATAGGTCTGATTCCAACTGTCGAGGACGCGGCGCCGCACGCTCTCGTCTTTGATCACGCCGTCGTACTTGAGATAACCGTTGAGATCGCCACCGCGATCGAAGAACGAAGAACCGTACTTCTCGGTATTGATCGAGAGTTCCACCACCCGCCGGAGTGCCTGGATCACCGATATCCCGTCGTACCCATCCCATGACAGGCCGGGGATAAATAGCACCGACTCGGCCGGGACGAGTTGCCCGTCAATGTGAAACTGTCGATCCCCAGAAGTGGACACTTCGACGCGCACGCGATTTGAGGCGATCGGCCAGATCCGTCGTATCCGCCCCATGTTGTCCCGCTGGACTTGGGACACGCTCTTGCCGCGGAGGAGCATCCACAGCATTGATGTTTCCCTCCACGTGAACGAACTCATCACCGGATTCGGCGCGTTGTGCAGGACGTTGTACAGAGGGTGCTCTGTGGCGCGAGCGCGAGATCCGTTGTCCTTCCGGCGGTACACGTGGAGCGGGAGCTGGGCTACCTGAGACGCTAGAAGATTGACCGCTGACCATACCGCAGAACTGGTAACTGCAGTCGCCTCGTTTACCGGGACCGAACCAGCCCCAAAGAACTCGTCCACCCCGGACACCTGCAGGAACAGGGACCTCATCTGCTTCGGCAGGAGCGCCAGCGCCATCTTTGTCCGCAGCTTCACGTGATCCCCCTGGTAAGAACGAGCGCCTCGAACTCAGAGTCAGTCTCGCCACCGATCGATATCAGAGCCCTCCATGTCGCCATGATTGAGGTGATTACGCCGTCGATGCGGGAGGTATCGTCGCCCTGCTTGTGCTTGACTGGCTTTCGAGTATCGTTCGGACCGACGTAGATGTGCGCCGACCTCACGTAGTAGTCCATGATCGGATTGCTGCCGTGCTCCATCTGAGCGGAGAGAACCAGCCGCTCAAACTCGTTGGTTGGCGCGGTGAACTCCTTTGCGCTCTGTGGAAACATGACAACCGGAAGCCCTGATTGCTCCAGAGAAAGCGCGATCGGCTGCCCATCGCCAAACCTGTCGTACGAAAGCTCCCGCACATCAAATCGCTCAAGGTCTTCACGGATCTGGCCCTCTACGGCAGTTCGGTCGATCGTCCCGCCATCATCGATGTCGTGTCGGATGTACCCCTCTGCAAGCCAGTCGAGGTAGAGCGCCTTGTCTTTCGCTCCCTGCTCCGAAAGATTGTCGCCAGGGACCCACGCCCGATGAACATACTGCCAGCGCTCACCAACCATCTGAGGAGGAAACGCGTACGTGACCACCGTATGATCTCGGTGCATTGACGTATCGAGCGCGGCAAAGCACGGACGGCCGGCAAGCTCTTCTTCATTGATCGTTCCGGAATTGCATCGCTTCCACGTTTGGAAGTCGAGCCACGTTGAAAGCGCCTGCGTCCAGACATTGAGCTCCTTGGTCTTCACCTGCAGCTCTGTCGTCGGCTTATGCTCGGCCTCAACGATCATGTTCTGGATCTGCTCGATGTGCTTGCCGACCCCGAGGTTCGGGTTGCTCTTGATCCACACCCGAGGGTCGCGCCAGTCGTCTCCTTCATCGAGGGTGTAGATAAGTCCGAAGTAGGAATCGTCCGTCGCAGATCCTTCAAGGATATTCTGGAGGTACCGCTCCTCCTGATAGGCGGGAGACTTGATATCAAAGCCAGCCGTCGTGATGATGAAAAGAAGCGGCTGCGATCGTGAGCCCATTGCGGTGCGAATGACCTCGGCCATCTTATCGTCTGGGTGCTCATGGTACTCATCGATGATCCCCATATGGACGTTGTGCCCATCCTCAGTCTTCGAGTCCTTGCCAAGTGGGATGAAATCAGCAAGGCCCGTCGAAAGGGAGATCCGCGTTGTGTTGAGGCTCTTCGAAATGTTGATGCCGAACTCACGCATGAGTTCCTGATTCTGCTCAAGCGTCGCGGCCACCGAGTCCCACACGATCCGCGCCTGAGCTCGCTTGGTCGCTGCACAAACGATGCGAGGACCGCCCTCGCCGTCAAGGAGAAGTCCTTTGATGCCGATGCCGCCGGCGATCGCGCTCTTGCCGTTCTTACGCGCAACCGACACATATGATTTGCGAAACCGTCGGAGGTTGTCCGCCTTTCGCTTCCACCCGAAGATGTTGGCGATAATGAACTGCTCCCACGGTTCAGGGAATAACGGCTCGCCGGTCAGATCGCCTTGATGATGCCGCAAGAACATCGGAAAAAAGTCGACGGCGAGCTGTGCCTCGGTCTCGTCAAAGAAGTACGGGAACTCGTCACCTTCGGACCGAACTATATCGTCAACAAACCTCTTGGCAGCGAGCTTTACCCACTTACAGGCGGTGACAGCTCCGGACAGCACTTGATCGGCATACTGGTGATACCGGAAGTCTCCGACCTCGCGGACAGGCTTGATACGCTCGAGCTCAGCGATCATACCGCCCTCCGCTTCATCCGCTCATTCATAGCCCGCACGTACTCCATCATGGGAGAATCCGACTTCTTATCGGTGAACGTTCCGGTCTTCTTCCTGGACAGCGGTGACAGCCCGAACTCTGCCTGGAGCTTCTCGAACTCCTTCAAGGATTCCCGCATCACAGTCAACTCGGGCTGCGTCTGCGAGTTCCGTCCCTGGAAGTACTGCTCGAGAGTCTGGCGATATCGCTTCCCAGATTCGGGATCAATCGGATTGTAAATCGCTCGCCAGGATTCTCGGTATAGACCGTAGTGGTGGCAAAGAGCTTCGAAGATGCCGAGGTCTGTGCTGTCGATCCTGCCGAGATCGGCGAGTTG